ACTGCTCGCACAGTCCACCGTGCTGCTTGGATGCTATCCGCTCCGCTTCTTTCATAGCCGCATCGTTCAGTAGCTTGGCGTACACCGCTGGGTTCTCCACCTTGAGGTTAGCCATGACGCGCTCGAAGTCACCGTTGGCTGCCTCTTTGGCATACGTGCCGAGCACCGACTTGGACAGTACATTGCGTGAGCCCTTCGGTCTGCCGCTGGGGTTACCGCTAAGCCCTTTCGGAAACCTGCCGTTGATGCGTCGCGGTAGCCCATCGGTAGCCCATTCGGTCACCTCATCGGGTACGTAAGTGTATGTCTTGCCGTCAGTCCCCGTGTAGCTAGCCGTTTTGAGTACCTTCCCAGTATTTTCCTCAGTATCCTTATGGTAATAATCACTCATTAGCATGCCCCTCAGACGCCTCAGGTGGGCAGTCAAGGCATTCGGTAGCCATGCCGGGTTCGTTAGGTAAGTTCGTATCAGGTCGCTCAGGTGGCGATTGAGAGCCTCTGAAGATACGGTCCCAATTGGCACTATATTTGCTTGCGTCAGTGGGACGCTGCCGTGATCCTTTTCCTGACATATTAGCTCCTCTCGCCTCTGCGTCTTTTCGTGTCGTTAGTTCTTTACCCTAAAGTCAATAGCCTAGTATCTAAATGTGAAGTATTACCACAGAGTCTAATAAAGCTTGACGCCCCTGAGACGCCCTGTATGGCCCTGTGAGCGATTTGAGTAGCACCCCTTATGATTGGACCTAAAAGTATTTAAGTCGCCGTAGGGAGCGATTGAGAGCGTCGGCTCTACACCCCGCATAGGCGCTTGCTTTGCAGCTGTCAACTCATTTACGTACCCAATGCACGTATAGCTGAGCCCACACGCCTCGGTTAACTGGTGTATAGACGCACCCATTGAATAAGCCCTGTTTATGTGGAGGCGTAGGCGTGCGTCAACATCATTTAATACAGCTTCGGTCACAGGTGACGCCGAGCCCTGAATACCGACCGTCATAATAAGACCTACTATAAGGCACCGTATTGATAATGTAGGGACCGTGTAATCCATTAGCTTTTACCTATCCGTAGCGCATTGCCTTAATGCCTACAAGCATACCTAATGTCTTACCTATAGGTCCCGTTGATCGTTGAATGCCTTATACCTTAAAGGCAGCCTTTATGTTGCCTTATACCTTAAAGGCAGCCTTTATGTTGCCTTATACCTTAAAGGCAGCCTTTATGTTTAGTGGTTCTAGACGTTACCTTTAAGACGCATAGTATAGCCCTGCCTTATAGTAAGCGTATGCTGTTTGATTCCGTCTAGTACCGTATAGTCTCTATATATAGTACTGAAGTGGACATGGTAAGGTGAATTAGCGGCTCTAAGCTATTGAAAGTAAAGGGAAACCAGTATAAATCGGCAAGTCAGCTCTATGGGTCAATTCTACGGGTATATACGGTGTCGTTAGACCGTGCAGCGTAGAAATACACTACGTATATAGGGGTTTGCGGGGTCGGTAACAAATAGCTCGAATTATCCCCTTACTAATCATACACTTACAGCACTTTTCGGAATTCGGGAAAACCGGTTAGTTTTTGGGGGTCCTGAGAGCCGCATAAACACTGGGTTCTGGGAATCGGATTTGCAGGGTACCCCCAAGTTGTGGTCTAATATCATTTCTGGCGACGGGGAGCCACTGAACCAATCCCGCCACCCTCAGGGGTGACCACGATGAAGGGAGTTCGCTTAGTGCAGCGAGCCGAGGGGAGGACCCGACCGGAGTGGAGCGAAACGGCCTCGTTATAAACGGTCGGGTGCTAGATTGTAATTCACTGGGACACAGTGAGCCATATACGGTCTGTCTAGCGCAACATAGTCTGGTGCTGTTACCGCGCCACTGATGAGGGCAATACAGCCCATGGCCTTGGAGGGCCGAAACTATGCTTACACTACAACAAGTAATTGCCGCCTACGCACGTGACTCACGAATCGTTGGCAGCATCACAGGACGCCTCGCTAGTATGGACGTTAAGGACCCAGCATGGGACGACAACTGGCACGCGCTGACGCTGATCAAGCGTGACGTCAAGAAGCACGAGCTAAAGCTTATCGCGCTCGGTGTGCTCAATGAGTCGGACGCACAATACAAGACATTCGGTCTGGAGGACTAACATGATGTATCTAGTAGCATGGGACGAAGGGCAGCTGGACGTCGAGGTAGACGTGAGCGTCGAGCTGCGCGGTAGCGATTACGAGTACCGCGTGAACGCATGGTGGCTCAACGGGGTAGAGCAGCAGCGCATCGCTATACCCCAAGCCATTAAGCACGACGCATTTGGATTAGCATTGGACGAATACAGGGAGCAATACCAATGAATGTATGGATATTAAGTGAAGGCGAGCGTTACGAAGGCGAACAGGTGGTGGCGGTCTACGCCACGTATGAGGCCGCCATGAAGGAACTCACTGCCGCTAGTAAGCACTCAATCAATGAGGATATGAAAATGCGTCACGATGGCGACGTGTCTATCCTAGAAGATGACGTCTTTTATTTGATTATACGACCACAGGAGGTTTTATCATGAGCTACACTAATCAGGTTATCCGCGACATAACCGACGTCGCAAACCCAAACAGCAAGCGAAAGCTAGCCATTGCGGACTCTGAAAAGTCTGCAGTAGCGCTCACCACGTTAGCCGTGACGGCCGGTGAAATGGGTCTATCAACAAAGATCGTGGAAGGGGTAGGTGAGAGCGGCGAGGATAATAGATTTCTCATAGTGGCTCAGGACGACATAGAGGCGCTTGGGTGGGCGGTTGAGCTAATGCTGGTAGGTGACGGCTACCCTACTTGGTCACGTCGCGGAATAGAGGCGCGGCAACGCTTACAGCGCACCATGGGGCATGCCCTAGGATATGAGGCGGATTCCATTGAGGAATTCATTAAGTCTGAAGTGGCGCGTACTTGCCCATGTACATGTTGCGGAGGTAATCCAGCATGAAGGGTGACAAGGAGAAGGTACTGAGACGCATGGCGCTGGACCTAGACTGGCTTTACGATAACGCTGAGGACAAGGGTGAGCGCGACGCTGTGTCGTTTGTCGAGGACATTGTACATAACTGGCTAGATGCCGAAATGGACAAGAGGTTTGCAGAATGACCGATACCGAGCTATTGCACGAGGCACGTCTACTTGCCGAGCAGATCAACACGGCACGGCATGAGATGTACAACAAACTAGAGCTAGGCTACGGCCCTACGGCTGAGCAGACCGTGCGCCTATGCGAAATCCTAGACATACTGACAGGGGGTCAATGATGTATCAGGTACAGTTTAAGCTAAAGCACGCTAAGCGATGGGACAATGACAAGGTATTTGCCGATCTCAAAGAGGCACTAGCCTACACGTGTGACGAGGCGTGCGACGTTGACCATGTGACGCACCAGATCGTGACAATTAACCGTAACGGCAAAACTAAAATCTTAGCCAAGTTCAAGGCAATGGGGTTATATCTATGAGATACCAAGAGAGCTACACCCAGCAGGACGTCGAGGAAATCCTGAGCAACAAGCTACGTGAGATCCAGCTGCTACTCGAGCGCTTCGCTGCCGCTAACGATGAGGGCAGCGATTGGATTGAAGGGCGGTGCTCTGCATTCGAGTTAGCTGCGGACCACTGCAAGCGTATGGCTGACATTTACACACCGGAGGGCAAGTAATGTCTTATATTATGAACAAATAACTATCTTATAGATCAATATATAAGACATAACCTATTGAAGAGGGCAAGTCATGAAGGCACAAGCACAAGTGAACCACGAGCAGCGTAAGCACGGCAGGGTGAGGTCGGTACATAGACGCATCCCTAAGGCTGAGCGCGAGCGTGCACGGCAAGCTAACCGGTCCACACTACCATGGGGTGACGTATGACAGATGCATTGTATAGGTACATAGACGAGCTGCCAGATTATGGCGACTACATAGACGAGCTGCTGAGCAGCGACCTGACCGACGAGCAGCGTATCGGTCACCTGATTGCCTACATTGAGGTCGAGGCTGACGATGCGTATCTGTCGGGCACTGAGACGCCTGAGGGTGGGGCTGTGATACGCAGCTACCTAGACAACATCAGCTACTATGATCTGGCCCTGAGGCTCTACGGGGAGGCGTTAGCATGATTAGCTACATGGCGCTAGGTGTGCTAATATACGGAGCTGGGGTCATGGGGTCCCTACTACTATTCATCTGGCTTTGGAGTGACAATGACTAACAACATGCTAGACGCAATCATGACTACCGTGAGCATGGTACGCGGTGCCTACACGTGGAACGAGGCGCTGTCGTACGCCGAGGTGACGTACAACCTCGACGAGTTTGAAACTGAAGACCTACGTGTGCATGCACGTAACCAATACAACCGACTAGAGGCACAGACCAATGGGAAATGAATTAGACTTTAACATGGACAAGCCGGCACTCATCTGGTACGTGGCTGACCAGATCATGCTGGCTGAGTCGGGTGACAAGCGCGCCGTCAGCTTTATTGAATTCATGTGGGACAGGGACCCAGACGCATTAGCTGGGGCATACGATCTAATCAGGGCAGAGGGCTGGCTATGAAATACTTATCCGAAGTGACAGTGGACGGTGTGGAATATGAGGCATGGGTTACTGTCCATGATGACGGGGACGCAGACTTTTCCACGCACATAGGGTTCATTGACTACAGAGCATACCCTCTGTCTGAGATACCCGACGCAGTGCAGGACGAACTACTCGACGCAGCCATTGACCTGTACCGCACCGACAATGGCGCAGATGAAATCTATGAATCATGGAGGGATGCATGAACAATAAACTCAGGGCTGAGGCTGCGCTCGTCGCACTAACAGCCTTTAACAATCACACGCCAAACGGCGATGATGATGAGGTGGTCGGTGATTTGATATGCGATCTAATGCACCTTCTAGATGACCCAGACCTAGGGTTTTCTCACCTCTCATTTAGTGAACAGCTGCGGGAAGCGTACCGCTACTATGAACAGGAGGATGTATGACGTACTGGGTGGTGATGTTTGACAGGGACGGTGGCGAGCTGGATCCAGAGGGACCGTTCGATTGCCTATACGAGGCGGTTTGCAGCGGCGAGTGTATGCTGGACTGCCAGTGGGTAACGTACGAAATACAAGAGGGAGATGACGATGATTAAGCGCATACATGTGAACCAGCACAACATACGTCACAACGCCAAGAACCCAGACGATGAGCGTCCGGTGTTCACGGTCAAGACGTACAACGACAACATCAAGGGCATGGCTGTGACCATAGGCGGCCCCAGTCACCTTAGGTACAGCCCCAACAAGCCGCTGGCATGCGGCGCTAAGGTATGGATTGAGACCACGGCTGTGGTGGACGTGGACGGGAGGAAGGTATGAAAGATAACAACGTGGCTAAGCACGCGCAGCGTAGCGGTGCTGGGGCCCATAAGGACCGCAAGCGCGACTCCAAGCGGGTGCGTGGGGGTAAACACAACCGAAAGGTACGCCTCACAGACGGGCCTGAGAGCCTCTGTGAGGCAGAACTCAACGGGGTGTCCCTAGGGTACCATGACAACCAGCAAATGGCTGAGAGAGCCATACAGGACGCCATAGAGGCAATCAAAGAGGCAAGTAAGCCAAAACCACAGAGGGGGTGGCAGGATGGACGCATTAAAGGTAGCTGAGCTGCATATTAAGCAGGGGTACGCCGCGTTACAGGCTATAAAAGAGCCCAATGATGACGAGGCTTGGCTGTACATAGAACTCGGTCTGCTACTTCAGGACCTTAAAATTATCCGAGCCCGTAATAGTGGGGCTTTTTATGTTCGCACGCCGCTGGAGCTGAACTGATGAGAGACAATCACACACGTAAAAAGAAGTATGATATGGAAGCTGCCGAGATTGTGGCTGCCGAGATAGCCTACCGTAATGAGGACGTATCATTCTCTGAGCTATACATGTTCTGCCAATCATTTAAACCGGAGGTTACCGTCGATGACGTCATCAATGCACTGGGACCACACTATCGCGGAGAGTAGGCACGACGAGGCGCAGCTTAAGCGCGATATGAAGCACCACCCACGCACCACAGGCAAGTCGCTGCGTGAGCTAGCTCGCATGACAGCAACACAGGGATCCTTGCACGTTACCCATAGCCTAGACTACGGCTACGCTTGGCTGGCTGAGAACCGCGACAAGCTACCTAGAGAGGTTGAGGATGACAACGGCACGCGTCCAAGTAGCAAGCGTCTAGAGATACCCGATAGCGCGGCTTACGATGACGCTGTTGAGATAGACCTAGAGTCTGGCTTATACGATGTGTCCGGTCACGTGTGCTACCTACCACTGGGTCAGGTGGCTGCACGCAACGCTAGGCATGCGCGTATGTACGCTGAGTTTGGTATCGTACATCACGTATACGTCGAGCTTATGGCTGCACGTGGCAAGCTCATGCGCGAGTACATGCACACTGAGGAGAGACGTAGAGTGTTACTAAGTAACCCAGAGCGGTATGGCATGGACGCTATCCTGAAGCGTAAGATCAAGCGCACGGCTACAGCTAGCAACTCGATACCGGTACCCGACAACGTAACCGACCTGCTGTACTATGATGGTCAGCTGCGGTGGAAGGTAGCGCGTGGGGCCAAGGCTGCTGGATCTGCATGTACCCATCGCTGCCGCATAGACGGAGTGTTGTTCCTGTCTAACCGCATCGTCTACCGACTGGTGCATGGCGTAGACGCGGGGCCTCTCAACGTGTCCGAGGATGGGCTGTCAGCCTCACGGTACAGAGATAACGTCAACGTGTCTATTAGCGAGCGACAAGATGGGGGCGAGGTGACGTACGATATAATTGTGAATCTACCTAAGCCGCACACGCTCGCGGCGTGTCCGACCAAGGCTGTGGCTGAGGGGGTCAAGCGCGGAGTATTGTGGACAATCAACCACTTATGAGCGCTAATTCACCTTACCATGTCCACCTCAGTACTATTACTACAAGGCACCTTAAGGAGGCGTCATGCAAGAAGAATCAAACCTAGTGTCCAAGGGGCCCTGCTCTAAGTGTGGGTCCTCTGACGCTAACGCTACGTACGACGACGGGCATACGTTTTGCTACTCGTGTGAGTCGCATACTCAGGGCAACTTTAAGGGGGCGTCAATGCAATCAACAAACCAAGACGAGCTACAGCGCATAGTATGCCTGTGGCAGAAGGCTACACCTAAAGCTATGCCTGAGCGTACGCTACCCTCAGCTGCGGTCGGTAAGTATGGGGTGGTCGTTACTGACACGCACCACTACTACCCTTACTTCGCGCCTGAGCAATCCGAACCGGTTGCCTTTAAGGTACGTAATATTAAAGACAAGACGTTCCGAGTGGCTGGCTCACTTAAGGACGCTGGGCTATTCGGCGAGCATAGGTACGGCTCAGGTGGGCAGAATCGTATCGTGATAACCGAGGGCGAGTGCGACGCTATCGCTGCGGCTGCATTGCTCGGACAGGATACACCGGTGGTTAGCCTCAAGGGTGGGGCTGCTGCGGCTGGGCGCGACATTAAGGCATCGTACAGTTTCCTCGATAGCTTCAAGGAGATTGTGATTTGCTTCGACGCGGACGACGCCGGCAAGGATGCCATTGAGAAGGCTGCCGAGGTATTCGCCGGCAAGCTTAAGGTCATGAAGCTAAACCCCAAGCAGGGCAAGGACGCCAACGACTACCTCAAGGCTGGCTTGCAGTCTGAGTTTATCGAGGCGTACAAGACAGCCAGCAGCTACACCCCCAAGGGCATCCTGTCCAAGGACGAGCTGTGGGAGAAGCTGAACGCTGACCGACCTGCACAGCTGGGCATGTATCCGTGGGACAAGCTCAACAGCATCACGTATGGCTTCCGCCCTACCGAGCTGATCACGGTGACAGCTGGCTCCGGACTGGGCAAGTCTAGTATCCTGCGCGAGCTGGTGATGCACGTGAAGAACACAACCGACAACCGCATCGGTTGCCTGTTCATGGAGGAGAGCGTCGAGAGGACCGCTGAGGGCTTCATGGGCGTCGATCTAAGCACACCCGTGCACCTACCTACCAGTGCAGTCAAGCGTGGCGACACGGAGTATAGGGAGTCGTTTGAGAGGTGTTTCGGAGACGAGCAGCTGATGATCATGGACGCATCCTTTGACACTGGGGCTAGCGTTGACGCAGTGGTGGCGCGTGTGCGCTTCATGGCTAAGGCGCTGGACTGCAAGGTGATCATCCTAGACCACATCAGTATCCTAGTATCTGGTGGGCAGCATGGCGACGAGCGTAAGGCACTCGACGAGATCATGACTAAGCTACGTACGCTAACTCAGGACACAGGCATCGTCCTGTTTGCTGTATCACACTTGAAGAGACCGGAGGGCAAGGGACATGAAGAAGGCGCGGCAACCAGTGTGGCACAGCTACGCGGCTCTGCTTCGATTGCTCAGCTTAGTGACTTTGTTATTGGTCTTGAACGCAACGGCCAGTCAGAGGACCCAACAGAGCGGAACACCACGTACATACGGGTACTCAAGAATCGCTTTAGCGGTATCACGGGGCCAGCTGGAGCGCTGCTCTACGACAACGACACCGGACGTCTAACAGAATACGAACCCATACAAGAGGCAGAAGAAGCACTATGAATGATTACTCAAACTTTATCGCACTATCACGGTACGCACGTTGGCTAGACAGCGCGGAGCGACGTGAGACGTGGGAAGAAACCTGTGCACGATACACTAACTACTGGCACGACAAGGGTATGCTGACACACGCTGAGGCTGACAAGCTGCGTGAGCAGATCATTGCCCTTCAGGTGGTGCCAAGCATGCGTGCACTCATGACAGCAGGACCCGCGCTGGACCGCGACCACGTGGCTGGATACAACTGCGCCTACCTGAGCATGAATCACCCACGTGCGTTTGATGAATGCATGTACATCCTACTTTGCGGCACCGGTGTAGGCTTCAGCTGTGAGCGAGACGAGGTGGCTAAGTTACCTGTCGTGGCTGAGGAGTTTCACTCTACCGATACCGTGATCGTGGTACCTGACAGCAAGGTTGGCTGGGCTAAGAGCTTTAAGCAGCTGCTAGCTATGCTCTGGGCTGGAGAGGTTCCGACGTTTGACGTATCCGGTGTGCGACCGGCTGGTGCCAAGCTGAAGACCTTTGGTGGCCGTGCGTCAGGACCTGCGCCGCTGATCGAGCTGTTCAACTTCGCAACCAACATGTTCCGCAACGCGGCAGGTAGGCAGCTTACTGACCTCGAGGTACACGATTTGACTTGTAAGGTCGCCGAGATTGTCGTAGTGGGCGGCGTCAGGCGTTCAGCCCTCATATCCCTATCGTCCCCTACTTCTGATCGCATGGCTACGGCTAAGTCTGGGGCGTGGTACAACGGCAACGGGCAGCGTGCTCTGGCTAACAACTCGGCGTGCTATGACAAGAAGCCTGACTTTCACTTCTACCTAGGTGAGATGAAGTCGCTGTTCGAGTCGTACTCAGGTGAGCGTGGAATGTTCTCACGTGAGGCTGCCGAGAAGATTGTACTGCGTAACGGTCGCCGTGAGGGTGGACACAAGTGGGGCTGTAACCCCTGTTCAGAGATCCTGCTGAGGCCGTCAGAATTCTGCAATCTTTCTGAGGTCATTGTGCGAAACACAGACAGCCTCGAGGACCTGATCGCCAAGGTCACCACGGCTACAATCTTTGGCACCCTCCAGTCCACACTCACAGACTTCCGCTACCTTCGTAAGATTTGGCAGTCTAACTGTGAGGATGAGAGGCTGCTGGGAGTGTCCCTAACGGGCCTCATGGACCACCCTGTACTGAACGGTAGTGAAGGTACCACTAAGCTCGCCGAATGGCTCACAGAGCTTCGTACGACGTCTGTGGGGGTGAATAAGAAGTGGGCTAAGCGTCTGGATATCCCAGCGTCAGCTGCGATCACATGCGTTAAGCCGAGCGGTACCGTATCACAGCTTGCACTCTGCTCTAGTGGGATACACCCAGCCTATGCTGAGACGTACGTACGCACGGTGAGACAGGATAACAAGGACCCAATGACTGCGTTCCTACGCGATCAGGGTGTGCCTAATGAGCCCTGTGTGATGAAGCCAGATACGACGACTATCTTTAGCTTCCCAATCAAGGGCAGTGCAGACAGTGTGTGCCGCAACGACGTGGGCGCTATCGAGCAGCTGGAAATCTGGAAGGTGTACCAAGAGCACTGGTGTGAGCACAAGCCAAGCATCACGGTATACTATAAGGAGGATGACTTCTTGGCTGTGGCGCAGTGGTGCTGGGATAATTGGGATATCCTATCTGGCATTAGCCTACTACCTTACGACAACGGTACGTACCAACAGGCACCATACCAAGAGATAACCGACAAGCAGTATCGTGAGCTAGCTAAGGCTATGCCCAAGGTAGACTGGTCGGCGTTCCCAGCGTATGAGCTTGAGGATACGACTACCGGTACGCAGGAGCTAGCATGCTCCGGTGGCGTGTGTGAGATAGTAGGCTCGGCAGAGTAAGACGATGCGGCCCTTCGGGGCCGCTAATTCACCTTACCATGTCCACCTCAGTACTATATATAGAGGGAGAGATTATGAGTAAGATGGGCAGGTTAGTACTTGAAATGCAAACACTTAAAACTGAACAGGAGCTAGGGCATGTATACCCAAGAGCGATACGCAATGTTAGACATAGAGACGAACTTGTCATGGGATACAATATGGTTCGCGGTGGTGATGTATCCGAGTGGGCTCTCTACTGTGTGCAACACGGTGGCCGAGACGCATCGGGCATTGAGTGGAATCGACTGCGTGATTGGTCACAACTTGATAGCATTCGACTTGCCTCGTATGAAGGAGATTTGGAATTTTGAATGGAATCGTAATGTCATTGATACTCTTGTTCTCAGTAGGTTGCTGGAGCCTTCTATTCTTGGCGGTCATTCACTTGCGTCCTGCGCCAAGCGAGCAGGTGGAAGCCTCAAGGAAGACTTCGACACGGCTGACTTCGACCGAGGAGATGTACCAGAGATTCGAGAGCGAATGACTAGCTACTGCATCGCTGACTGCGCGGCTAACCTTGACGTCTACAAGGATCTGCTCAAGAAGAAGGATGCGTACGGCTTTAGTGACGAGTCTTATGACATTGAGGCTGAGGTACGCAAGCGCACCACGGTGCAGGAGCAGAATGGGTTCCTGTTCGACTTCCCGAGGGCGTGTGAGATCCACACACAACATCAAGAGCGTATGGAGGAAATCGAGCATGAACTACAAGAGGTATTTCCGCCCATTGTGGAGCAGCGGTGGAGTGAAAAGACAGGCAAGCCGCTTAAAGATAAGGTTACGGCATTCAACCCCGGTTCGCGACAACAAGTTGCAAGCCGACTTGAAGACAAGGGTGCAGTATGGAAGACCTTCACTGAGACAGGTAAACCGAAGGTGGACGAGACGACCCTTAAGGAACTCAGCCACATCCCTGAGGCTGTGTTGGTCCTAGAATATCTGACGCTATCTAAGCGTATCGGCATGGTTAAATCGTGGATAGACAACACGGCTGAGGATGGTCGCATACACGGTAACGTTAACACGTGTGGCGCTGTCACGGGGCGTATGACCCACAGCAAGCCTAACCTCGCACAGATACCCAGTGAGTCAGACTACCGCGAGCTGTTCATAGTGCCCGAGGGCTGTGATCTGGTTGGCGTTGACGCATCGGGCTTAGAGTTACGTATGCTAGCCCACTACATGCAGGACGACGACTACACCAGCCTGATACTGGACGGCGACATTCACTCTTACAATCAGGAGGCGGCAGGGTTGCCGACGAGAGACAATGCGAAGACGTTTATCTACGGCTTTCTTTACGGTGCTGGCGACGCTAAGATCGGCGAGATCGTCGGAGGAGGCGCGAAGCAAGGAGCTACTCTTAAGAGGAAGTTTCTACAGTCCCTTCCAGCACTTCGACGACTACTCGAGCGCGTTGGCTTGGCTGCTGGCAGAGGGCACATCAAGGGGCTGGACGGAAGAAGAATACACGTACGCTCTCAACACGCTGCTCTTAACTCGCTCTTACAATCAGCGGGGGCAGTAGTAATGAAAAAGGCTCTCATCATCGCAGCTACGAAGCTGGACAGCTACGGTTATCCGTACAAGCTGGTGGCTCAGGTGCACGATGAGTTCCAGATAGAAGTACCTAAGGCGTACAGCGAGCGTGTAGCGGTGGTATTCAGAAACGCTATTCGTCAGGCTGGACGTGACCTAGATATGCGCTGTCCATTAGACGGCGACTACCAGATTGGCTCATCGTGGGCTGATACACACTAAACTGTTCAGGAGAACAAACCATGGAAAACCCATTAGTTAAGATCGCTGCAACCGTTGCATTTCCCTCATTGACTCGTCCAGATCAAATGTCAGGGAAGTACAGCATCCAGCTAGGTAACCTGTCAGACGCTGCGGCTGAGAAGCTTGAAGAGCTTGGAATGTCTGTGAAGTACAAGGACGACGCGTACAACCGTGGCCGCTTCATCGAGAGCAAGAGCAAGTTCCCTATCGACAACAGCAAGTTCAAGACCGTGCTGGATGACCAAGGGCTTCCTATCGACCCAGACAGCATAGGGCCCGGCACCAAGGTCGAGGCGCTGCTTAAGACCTACGAGTGGTCTATGGGTGGCAAGCAGGGCGTTGGCGCACGTGTCGTTAAGATCGTGGTCAAGGAGCTTGCTGAGGCTGAGGCGCTGGCTGACGATTCCGATATGGAAGTCTTGTAATGATCTGGGGCGTGGACGGCGACATAATCCACTACGCGGTGTCGTATGCCGCTAAGGATGATCCTGTCGAATACGCCCTGAAATCTACGCGGAGTGCCTGTGAACAGATAATGTACGATGTGGCGGCTGATAGTATCGTCATCTACTTAACTGGGAAGGGCAACTACCGCGCAGAGATAGCTCATGACTACAAAGGCAACCGCAAAGCTACCGAGAAGCCACGGCACTTCGCTGAGATCAAGGAGTATATGATCGAGACGTTAGGCGCTGTGGTTATCGAGGGCGAGGAGGCTGATGACGCTATGGGCTACGGGGCGTGTGAGTTCGGGCATGGTATAGCGACACTAGACAAGGATCTCGATGGGGTTCCCGGTGTTCACTATAATTGGCGTAAGAAGGAAGTCTATTACATAGGCCCTGAGGATGCCGATAGGTTCTTCTACAAGCAGATGTTAACCGGCGACGCTACCGATAACATTCCGGGGCTGTTCAGGATGACAGGTAAGAAGGCAGCTAAGAAGTTCTATGAGCCTCTAGAGTTTATGGATACACCTGAGGAGATGTACGCGCATGTCAGGGGTATATACTCTGATGCCTACGACTCGGTTGGTATGTGTCCTGACGACAAGGAGGAGACGCTAGACAGGTGGCTGCTTCAAATCGGTAGGTGCCTGTGGATACGTCGTGAACGCAATCAGATGTGGGAGTTTCCTAATGGGTAAAAAGGTAGAGCGCACTAGGAACGGGGGCACGTGGACTGAGAGTCGCTACTTTGGATTCATACGGTCAGCCCTGCGTTCTGCCTTCCAGAAGTGGGGGCCAAAGCACGAGGCTAAGAAGCTAGCTAAGGTGGCTTACAATACGTACGTATGTGCACACTGTGATAAATGGTACGCCTCTAAAGAGATCGAAGTCGATCACATAGAGCCTGCTGGGTCGCTTAAGACGTTTGACGACCTCCCCAGTTTTGTAGAGCGTATGTTCTGCGAGGCTGATGGATTCCAAGTGCTGTGCAAGACGTGTCATCAAGTTAAAACTAATGAGGAGCGTAAGAATAGATGAATGGCCGTGAGTGGGACAGAGATGAGATTGAGAAGCTAGAGGCTTTCCACATAATGGGGCTCACGCTTCAGGAGCAAGCTGACAGGCTTGACAGACCTAGCGGATCTATAGCGACCAAGCGGCGTGCGCTGGGGCTTAGATACCGAGATGAACCTAACGAGATTGAGGAGGGTGTAGGAATGAAGCAACCAGACTGGGAAGCGTTGTTCATAATGCTAATGGGATTCACCGTGTTTGGAATCCTAACCATCGGATCGCTGCTCTATGAGGGGAGTGGGCTATGAGCCGCGTAGGCATAATTGGAGACACTCATTTACCTTATGAGCTGGAGGGGTACCTTGACTTTTGTAGTGAGACTTTTGAGGCATGGGGTGTTGACACTATTATTCATATTGGCGACATGTTTGACAATCATAGCCTTAGCTTCCACGATAGTGAGCCTATGCTGCACAATGTGGTCGGGGAGTATGAGTCGGCGTATGAGCGAGCTAAGGACTGGTACAATGTATTCCCAGAGGCAACCCTGATCCAAGGCAACCACGACCGCATACCAGCTAGGCAGCTGCGTGCGCTTGGCATGGAACCCAACATATTCATGCGTCCAATCGAAGACCTCTTTGGCATGCCTGAGGGCTGGACAGTGGCTGATTCGATTGAGATAGATGATGTGTTGTACCACCACGGCGAGACAGCGGGTGGCGTGAATGGATTCCGAAAGGATGCCGAGAAGCGTATGCGCTGCACAGTCTCGGGTCACAACCACAGTAACGCTGGTATCTCTGCTACGGCTACCGATCAGGAGCTAGTATGGGGCATGGGCGTAGGCTGTGGGGTAGATCAAAAACACATGGCGTTCGCGTACGGTAAGCACTTCGCTAACAAGCCAATCATAGCTTGCGGGGTCGTTATCGACGGCGAGCCACACATTGAATACATGAACTTAGGTAAAAGAATTAGGAGAACCGCATGACATTAGACGATGTAGTTAAGAGGTATGTAGACGGTAACTTTGGCGAGGTGGCTGGGCTGAACGTCCATGATGCTGTCCACGTGTTAGCGTCGGTACATCAACTTAGTAAGCCAGAGCTACGGGCTGCCATTTACAAGGCTATGCTACCTGCCGAAGAGGAAGACGCGGTAGAGCCCGAGAAGGAGCTTGAGTGGTGGACAACTACGACGACACCGGCAGCGGTTGAGGGTGGTGACGCGTGAACGAGGAGCTGGTAGAGTTCATGGAGTACCTGAGGGATAACAAGGATCCAGACGAGATCGTGGATTACTTGGGCATCGACTCATCGGTACTGGTGGAGGCTCTAGCAGACTACTGCGCCAACTGGCTTGAGGAGAACAGGGATGAGAGAGATTGAGGGATATATGGTAAAGGTAGGAGACTTCAGGAGCCTTGTGGCGCTGGGCGTAGCATTGCCCGTGTCGGCTCTTGTAGGAACCACAGCCTTGACGGTAACCTCAGGAGTGGTCGCTATCGCAGCGGCCTTTTCTTGGGCACGTGCATGGCACCTTTCGATTAGAGAACCTACCAAGGAAGAGTTACAGGAGATGACCGATGAGTAACGTCGTAGACCTATTCAATAACCCACCTAGGGTAAACGCTAAGGCGACTATTCAGGGACGTGTTGAGGAGTTAGATGAGGACGACACGCATACGGATGCCTTAGTTATCACCTTCGGGGCTGACGGGCTGACCATACGGTCTAACGCCGGTGGTTATGAAGACATACTAATGCTGCTACAGATGGTTCAGCAGACGGTGGTTAACTTGCACATGTATGGAGGGGATGATGATGAGTACGAAGAGTGAGGCAGCATTCAGTGAAGTAAACAAAGCCTACACTAAGTGGGCAGACCCTGACTCTGAGCAACAGTGGCAGGATCATTACCAAAGGATATATGAACTTATGACTACTACATGTGACAGGAACCTACCGCTAGATCAGACACCTGAGTACAAGTTCGCAGCGGCAAACATCAGGCCAAAGGGCGAGAAGCTGGCGGCTCGGGCTAAGGCGCACGATGAGTACGACAAGCGCATGATGGATTACATGAAGCCTCAAGAGCGTAGCCTACGTCACAACACAGGCAAACCCGACTACTCACTGATACCAATGGCAGCAATGAAGGAGGCAGCGCACGTACTGGAGTACGGTGCAACGAAGTACGCGATAGACAATTGGATGAAGCCGACAGACTGGCGAGTATCCTACGCATGCCTAATGCGGCACATGTCTGCATGGCAAAGCGGCGAAGACCTAGACCCCGAGAGTGAGCGGAACCACCTAGGGCACGCAATGTGCAACATACTACAAATGCTCTACATGTTAGAGAATCACCCAGACGAGCTGAAGCGATGAACTATATCTTCAACGTAGCGGCTGCGTTATCTCAGCTACTGAATGCCGTGGTGTTCTGCGGCGACCCTAACGAAACTATAAGCGGACGTTGCCATAGGGAGGGGAGACACACAGCGGAAGCTTTAATAGACACGCTGTTCTTCTTCCAGCCTAGCCACTGCGAGCTTAGCCACTGGGCTGACCATGTGTTTGCCCGTAAGATAATCAATGAGGATTGAACAATGAAAAACATTTTATTATCATTATTATTTGTATCCGCGTCGGTTGGCGCAGCGACCTTGTACCTCGATGACGGAACCCAGATCGACCTAGGGGTCGGCTCTAAGGTTTATATCGACGACGGTACCGTGTGGTCTTTCACTAGGTTCGATGAGGGTGGCTTTGATTTACGTCCGCTTACCCCTGTCGTTGAGGTTACCGAGACGTGCGTAGACGGTGGCTTTACCTTTGGCGGGGCTTCTGAGGTATGCACCGAAGAGGTGGTCGTTGAAGAGCCAGAGGAAGAAGCTGCCGAGTGCGACAGCCTAACCTTTGGCGGTGGCTGCTAAGATCGCCACTCCCGTCCGATGTTCTTGAAGAGTCGGACAATACCTAGCAGCATCTCCGTAGGCGACGGTATCGCCCAGCCAGCGAGCAGGACTAATAGGAGCAATTCGTGCACCTTTAGTCCTGACTCGTTGACTACCTGTCCCACTTCCCCGTAGTCACTATTGGTAGTATCGTTGACCTGCCCTGAGAGGGCCGTATTGGCGTTCTGAGCGACGCTCTGGTCACCCTCTGCCTCACCCTTCCCCGCGTTGATGCGTGCCTCTATGGCCGCCCTACGCTCTCCTATGGCCGCCCCAGCTACCTGCTTAAGCGCCTCCCCTCCCAAGCCTGTACAGCTACTCAGGAGTATCGTGAAAAGGAGCCCTATTGAGATTCTTTTCAACATCTAGCAACCTCCGTTCAAGTGTGTTTATCGTGTCAACTATTGGTTCCACGTACGCGTAGTTTATTGCCACGAACAGGGCAAAGACTATCGACAGGATGACGTTAAACAACCACTTGTTGTTCTCCCCCTTACCCTCTAATGTGCTTATGATAGCCTCGTCCCTTTTCCTTGCGTCCTCAAACTGCTCTCGAATATACGCAAGCCGCTCGTCACTTGCGGCCTTCATGTAGTCGATAGCCTCCGAGTTTCTAACCAGCTGGGTGCCGTGTGTCGCTAGCTCTCTCTCCACGTGACCTATGCGACGTTCAAGCCGGTTTATATGTTCCTCGCCCATGCTATACCCTTATCTTTTAGGTCCGAACACGCCGGCCTTCATCCATTCGTCAATAAGCTGCTCAGTTAACACACCAATCGCGTTAGACTGCATAGCCTTACCTTGTGGTGACGGCAGCGTTGCCTTCCGTGGCCCGTACTTATCGCGCAGGTTAATCCCGCTACGAAGTATCAGGTTGGGGTCGTCTAATACTGACGCTCCCGGATTGAGGCTTCCAAGGTACTCACCAGCTACGCCACGGCTATACGTGGTGTGCCTTGAGTCATCTAGCATACCTCTGTCCATATCTATCTCTCCGACCCGTAGCGCCTGAGCTGGCGTGTACGTGTTGGTTGCCTCGGCGTCTCCCACAGCGTGGCGTATGGTTGACTGGTCTAGAGCGCCTTCCCCACGGAACTCATCAAGGGCACGTATTACATTCTTACGTTTCCCACCGAGAGCCTGTAGGTCTGCTGCGGTTGCGTTAGCTAAGCCTACCCAGTTTGGTACAGGGGCGGCATCGTTCTTCATCTTACCGGTACCGGAACGTATGCGCTTGTCGATCCTAGCCATTAGCTTCGGGTCCAGTGAGTTCTGAGCGTGCTGTACGCCTAGGTCCGCTGAGAAGTGAGCGAAGTCTGATGAGCGACCGGGAGTCATAGACCACGGCAGCAGGATTGGTGAACCCTGTGCGCCGGGCAGCTCCATAGCCTCACCAGCTGCGTTCAGGATGCCAGATACGGCTCCCTTCTCGGATGCCCAGAGTCGTCCGTCCTGTACGTTCTCAGGCTGACGCATGTAGTCAAAGCCACCCTGACGCTCTACGTTAACGGGTACTCCGTCCACTGACGTGATCACAGAGTTATCCCCAGCTGACGTATCAGCCATGTTGGAGACGTACGGTCGATTGATTAGAGACTG